CCCTTCGATAAACTTGTCGACCTGGTAAAAATGAAAGACCACCATTGGTGTAGCCATCATTCTCTGGATGGTCGCCGCTGTGAAGACAGTTTGACCCCTGGGTTCAATCTTATTGTCTTGGACATAGATGGGGGTATTAAAATAGAAACTGTGGAACTGCTGCTCAAAGAATACAGTTACCTGATCCACACCACGAAACGCCACTCAGCAAGAGAGCACCGGTTCCGTGTCATTATCCCCATGAATTATATTCTGAAATTACATGAAGAAGAGTTCAAAGAATTCATGCGAAATATCTATGAGTGGCTGCCATTCGATTCAGATACTGATACCGGTCAACGCTCCCGCAAATGGGCTACGCATGAAGGAGCTGAGATTAGAACTAATGCCGGTGAAATGCTTGATGCTTTACTATTCATTCCACGCACCAGCAAGAATGATGAACGTCAACAGATGATCAGGAATTATCAGGATATGTCCGGAGTAGAGCGTTGGTTCATGTCCAATATTGGTGATGGCAATCGCAATAACCAACTCCTTAAATATGGCTTGATGCTTGTCGATTCTGGTTACAGCTTAGTGGATATTCAATTGAAGATTGACAATCTTAATAATAAATTATCGGATCCACTGAATGCTGATGAGATCGATCATACAATCATGAAAACTGTTCATAAAAAGTATTATCAAAAAGGAGGCATATAGCCAATGATCAATGACAATTTAGTTTTAATTTGTGGCACAAGTGGTGGAGGCAAATCGGCTTCGCTCCGCAATTTACCAAACCCTGAAGGGGTAATGTATTTGAATTGTGAATCTGGCAAAAAATTACCATTCCCAAATAAATTCAAAGCCCTGACAATCACCGATCCAATAGATATCTACCAAGCGTTTACAGAGGCAGAAGGTATGCCTGGCATCCATACGATCGTTATAGACAGTCTGACCTTTATGATGGATATGTTTGAAAGTATCCATGTCCTCGGAGCTGATGATACTATGGCAGGTTGGCAAAATTACCAGCAATTTTTCAAAAATCTCATGCAGCAGTATGTGTCAATTTCAACCAAAAATGTCATCTTCACTGCCCATGTTCTGAATGTTTTAAATGAAAGTGAAATGGTAGTGGAAACCAAAGTTCCTATTAAGGGTGCACTGAAAAATAATGGTATTGAGGCTTACTTTTCCACCGTAGTTACAGCCCGTAAAATCAGCATCACTCAACTGAAGGATTATAGCAGTAAACTGCTGACCATCAGCGAAGAAGATGAGTTACTTGGTTACAAGTATGTTTATCAAACCAAGATAACCAAAGATACAGTCAATCACCGAATTCGCAGTAGCATGGGCATGTGGTCCATTTCTGAGACATTCATCAATAACGATGCAGAGCTTTTATTGAAAAGGCTGCATAAATACCACAGCTGATAATCAGCAAAGGAGAGCACAATGAGTTTATTTGACAATGTAAACACCTCTGCAACGGTCAAGGAAGATGTTGACTTTGTAAAGGGACAACGTAAAGAACCACTTCCTACCGATATCTACAATTTGATTATCAAGTATGCTTATGGTGAGAAATCAAAAGGTGGGGCCATGGGTATTCACACGGTATTTACTACCCCGGAAGGTCGGGAAATCAAAGCTACCGAGTACATCACTTCTGGTGACAAGAAAGGTAACAAAACTTATTACGAGAAGGACAAGAAAAACGATGATGGCAGCGTTACCAAGGAGCAGTTCAATCTTCCTGGTTTCTCGGCAATTGATTCTTTGTGCCACCTGGTAATTGGAAAAGGGATCCTCGATTGTGGTAGTGAAATGAAAACTATCAACTTGTACGATTACGATGCAAAAAAAGAGGTACCTACCGAAGTCAACATGCTCATGGAGTTGGTCGGAAAAGCTGTCTGTGGTGCTGTGTTACATCAGATCCAAGACAAGACTGCCAAGAACGCCCAAACTGGCAAATATGAGCCAACTGGGAAGACTTACGCTACCAACGTGGTTGACAAGTTCTTGAATGCCGCTGATCGCAAAACTGCTTCTGAAATCAAGAATGGTCTCGACGGCGACTTTGCTGACAAATGGTTGGCAAAATGGAAAGGTCAGATCGACGACCAGTCCACTGAGGTGAAATCTGCCGGCACCAAAGGTGCCCCTTCTGTAAGTGGAGAGGCAGCTCCTAAAACTAGCTTGTTTGGTTAGGTCATTAATCAAGGTAGCCATTAAGGTACCTATTAGCCCGTTATCCGTGGGGCTGGTTCTATGTGAACTGGCCCTACATTTATTAAACTCACCGCAGAAAAAGGGAGAAAGTATGCAAATTACACTGAACCAGAAAGAAATTGAAAAGGCCATCATCACTTACGTAGGGCAGCAAGGTATCAGCATTGCCGGTAAGAAAGTCGACGTAACTTTGATTGCTGGCCGTGGCACTAACGGGATGTCTGCTTCTTTGGATATCCTGGATGTTGAAACAGCTATTGGGGATACCGTTGTTGAGATCAATGAGGTCGCCCAATGTGATCCTGTTGCAGCGCCTGAAGAAGAGGTTGTTGAAGCCACTGATAACGAAGATGTAGAACAAGCACCATTGTTCGGTAGCTAGTCATGAAAATGATGCGTGATATTCTTATGACGCTGGTAGTGCTATCAATAATTTTAGCTGCATTGATAGCACTACCAATCATTGTTGGTATTTTAATTGCTGGAGCAACTGTATTTATTACATATTGCTTTATTCACGACGCAAGAATTAATCAAGATAAGAGTGAAAGTGGAGAAGAAGAAAAAGAATAATTACTTTTGCTTTTTAATAAAATCCTTCATTACTGCTAAAATCATAGCCATGTCTTTAATGGTATCTTTTGCTGTAGCCAAATCAATAACATGAGAGTCGATATATTCCCCAACCTCCACAGGGGACATAGCTAAAAATGCTTTTAACCTGGGGGAATTTATCGCCTGCTCTTTATCAGTTCCTGTATAATCTACATTAAGTGGCATTGATTTTAAACCTTTCTGATTGATACTTATCCTTTTCAATCAATACAATAATCTCTGTAACAATTCCAGAAGTAACTTCCACAATACCATCACTCCCAACATCTCCTAAATATTCACCATTGAGCTTCACAGAAGCGCCTTCGACACAATTAGATATAATTGCTTTATCAATCCCATCAGCTGTTATATTAATTTTATCAATTCTAGCCCCTATTATATTTTTATGATAAGGCATTAAATTTTCAATATAACAATATTTTTTAAATAGATTTGTAGTGTAGTCTGCATCAAATTCTCTAACAGTATAATCCAAAGGATCTAACCCATTAGCTTCAAATAGTATATTGGCAGTTACTTCAGGTAATTCTCCAGCTACACGTATTTTACATACCTGCAAAAGTTCTTCCGTTGCAGTATTAATTATGACTGAAATCATTATTATTCTCCTAAATTTGCTGTATGCCACGAAGCATTTAAAGCTTTATTATATTCATCATACCCATTAAAAATGTTATTAATTTCAAGTGAATTTAATGAAGCCCCCACTTCAATTAATTCTTTGCACTTTTGGCATAAACCACAAGAGATTAAAAAGTCTCCCTCCAATATTGGAGTCCAACAGCCCCACGTAGCAGATAATAAATCTGAATCCAAACTATTTATCATGCCCTTTTTATTTTGACTTTCAAGAGGCATATAAAATTCTGTTTCTATATTGTAGATATTCAATAGTGCAAGACTCTCTTCCCACCCTCGAGTTCTATTTGAATTTTCTGCTATTGGAGTTATTGTGCCATTAACTATATATCGATATGCTTTACCATTATTACGAAGCAGCATAACAGTATAAAACATATAAAGAGCAATATCAGTTTTCATTTGACAGACAGTTTTAAATTGAATAAATGGTGGACGAAGTATTCTAAAAATAGCTTTTGGATACTTTTCCCTCAAAATTTTGGTTGTTTTTACCACTGCTAACCATTGAGCTTTCCAAAAATTAGGACAACTATTATCTATTTGAACATGAAATAAATCATATACTCCTGTAGGGTCTGTTTTTAGTAATTTACAAACTGCTAAAACAGAATCAACACCGCCGGAATATTGAACAAAATATCTCATTAATCTCCCCCTTCAATAGCTAACCAGTTCATATCACCGGTAGCCTGAACCGTTTGCCCTTCGGTATCCCATCTATAACTAAGCCATTTAGATGCGCTACTTGTACTACAGCCTCCCTCATCATGACAATTGGGTGGATAAGATAAAGAATCTGCTTCAGCTTTAACATCCCACCTATTAGCGTAAGGCATTTCAATATAAATATATTGATCAACCTGGGTTAAAGTCTGGTACCACATAGATACATAACTATCATATCCATCACCTTTTTGGTGATCAATATGATTTCTTATTGATATTCTAATTTTTCCATACCGCCTAGTACTACAAGCTGAAGCACCCTCATGTATTTCAGGACAGCTAACCATTTTATAATAATTTACTTTTATTCTACATCTAACTGTTTCAATAGTATCAACACTTTCCGTATATGGAAAATTATGATCACTTGTATAAAGAAATTGATTCCCTCCTTCTAAAGTTTGATTAGCTTTTACTTTAAATGAGCTTTCTGTAATATCATAAACAACAACTTCAATACCTTGATCATAATTACTATCAATTGATTCATCCCATGTTATTAAATTCTGGAGAGAACACATTACATGTGGTGGTGTTTTAAATGGTGGAGATATAGCAACAGTGTCACCACTAGATGCATCCCCTATTTCTATTCTTTTAACACTGGAATATAAAGTGCCATCATAATAAAATTGCAATTCTGCAGGAGATAACCTTACATAATCATCCTGGGCAGTATTAGTATCTACAATTTTTAAACCACCAGAATTGACTGATAATTCTGCTTTTATAATAGCAGCTGTAGCATCAGCCCCTGGGTCAGCGCCTCCCCAAGGTGCTGGATACATACCTTCATTAAAAGATATGCGTGTAACAAGTCCTGGCTCTAAAGATTGATAAGAAAGATAACATCGAATTTGAACATACCCAGTATTAGCGGGCCAAGCAAAATTTCCTTCAGGACCAATAACTGTAGAGTATTGGTTCCAAGCCTCTACTATAAGCCCTCCATGAGCATCTACCTTTCCTGTATTGGTAACTTTATCTTCCTCAAAACAATATGCTCTTATGTAAAATCCAGGAGTGCTTCCTGCTGCCCATGCAGACAAACAATAATTTTTAGTTATATCAACACTGATCACTTCATCTGCTTGTATCATTACATAATTAGCAACATCTGAAGGTTGCCCTAAATAAACCCTTTCTCCTACACCTCCCCAAGGGGTTTCCCATCCTGCCAAAACTTCCCAAATCTCAGCGTAAGTAGCCCCTGTAGTACCTAAGTTAATCCATCCAGCTAAATCATCTGATTCACGAACCATTGATCCATTTTTAAAATCCCCATTAACAACTAAATTAGCCCCCGCTGCATTATCAGCAGTTACATCAGCTCCCGGAATTGCATTATATGGGCTGGCTACGATCTTTCTCCCTATTGCAATCCAATCAACTTCAACTGTATTGGGATGGCTGTTATATAAATCAAACCGAATGTTGGTAATATCATTGTCTACCCAATCTGTACCACCAGCAGTAAGATCACTCATATCCCATTCAAGAATAGTCCAAACCCCTACTGGTGGCTCGGCTATTACTTTAGAGTAGCTACCGCTATAGGGGTGCCCCGATGTTGCATAATAACAAGTGCCTTGCCAAGTACCTGCAACCACACCTTTAACTCTAGCCCTTACTATATAATCCTGAACTCCCTCTATATCAATATCTCTTGAAAACTGAGGATCATCTACTGTGCTTTCTAAAGATACAAGTGTTGAATGCTCTGTGGCAGTTGCGTTTATCGAAGTAAATTCCTCTAAAGAATTATCGAAATTAAACAACAGCTTAGAAGCGAATGGATTATCAATAGTTACATCTGCATTATCTGCGGGTTTTGTATTATCTGCATCTGTCAATGCTTTCCAATCAGCAACACTTACCAAATCCCAACTTGCACCATTATATCGTTTTAGTTCTTTAGTAGCATTGCTATACCAAAGCTCATTAATTAAAGGAGAACTTGGTTCAGCATCTTGATAATATGTAAATGTACTTACTCCGTCATCACCATCTATTCCAGAATCTCCAGTGATTTTGATTGCAGATCCCCAGACAGCAGTTGTGCCATCATCTACTTTTTGCGACATCCAGTTTGATGCTGCAGTTGCTGCTGTATGCCATCCATTATCATCCCCTGCAACGTTTGTAGGTAACGCCGGAGCTGCCCCAGAAACTGGATCATCATGGTAAGTGATATAAACTGAAAGCCCATCATCCCCATCAGTACCAGCTGCACCATCATCCCCATCTAATACCATTAATTCCCAGGCTGCAGAACTATTGTAAATATAGACATATCCATTATCAGTATCCCGATAAACATGATTTTCTATTTCCCAGGCTGGGTCCGGGACTGCAGCATCTCCGTGCCAAACAATCGGTAAACCATCTACACCATCTTGGCCGTTGACGCCGTCAACAGTCATCTGATACCAAGTATCGTAAAATACGTAAGATTTCAAATCTGTGGTATTACGATAAGCGTTACCCTCCATAGGATCGAGAGGATGGCTGGTAGCTTCACCCAACCACATAATTGAAATACCGGTAGTTCCGGCTTCTCCATCAGTACCATTTACTCCTGCAGCACCTGTTATGGTTAAACCATCTGCTCCTGCGGCCCCAGTTGCCCCTGTATCGCCTTGAATCCCATTTTCAGCAAAGACTACAGGGACATTCCAATTGTCAGCCTGGGGTGGTAATCCGTCACTTGTAAAGAGCCTGCTTGAAGCATAAACTGGGTCAGTACCAATTGGGATGCCGGGCGTCCAAATAGTTTCGGTTGGTACAGGATTAGCGAAAGTACCTCCGGTAGGTGTTGCTGGTGCAGAATCATCTCTTGTAAAAACCAATGATAAATACAAACCAACGCCGGTAACTGATAATGGCATATTATCCCAACGGGTAATTTGCTCATCAGTAACCAATCGATTATTTTCATCTTGGGAAATAACCTCTGGTGGGTGACTCCCGGGTGGACCATAGTTTTTAATTGCCATGTGTTCCTCTAATCCATCAAAGTGCTGGCTGCGGTTTCAACGCCATTAACATAAAGAATATCATTTATTGAATCTGCGAACATACTCATCGGATTTCCAAAACCTTGCAGGGCATCTTTGGTAAATCCAGGAATAGAATTTAAAATATTATTATCACCAATATATGCACCAAGAATGAATGTGGATAAAGTTGTAAAAGGGTGCTCTTTAACCAGATTCTTAATATGTTTCAAAACCCTCAGTTGATATTTAGAGAACCAAACTAATCCAATATTATTAAGGTGCTCGATCATTCTGTGGGTCGGCAGAGCAAAGTTTATGAATTCATCATTTACTGCACTCAAAGCATCTTGATGGTTCATACCCTTTTCTTTGGTGTAATGGTGATACAAAGCATATCGACCAACGTAGTCAGTCATTTTTACAGCATTGTTCAACATTTTGAAACCCTCGGTCTCTTCAGTCATAAATAAAGTACGGGCACCCTTTTCTACTTTGCCTGGGAGTTTACCCAAAACAATATCTATCCCAGCATCCAAACCATGCTTGTAAGGAGACTGGAGGCTTCCTGTATCAACATCATCAACGATCGCAGGCATCAACCCTGCTTCGATCATAGGAGTTGACGGGTTCAATGCTATTTCATTTAAGAGTCGTTTGATCTTTCTATCAATATTGGTCAGTTGAACAGACTTTCTATTTGCGGTCATCGTGGTGTTTCTGTTAATGACTTCACGTTGTGATTGTATTAATTTTAAATTGCTATTATCCCTTTGGTATTTTAAAGAACTCGTGATTGCCTCACTCGACAAAATACGAATATTCTCCAGGGTCATCCCTTTAGATTTTAGGTACATCAAGTTACTGGCATAGTTACCATAGGAAACAAAGAAGCTTCTGACGATAATATTACTCTTTCCAAGTTTGGTTAACTGAACCATAAAATCTTCAATAGCTTTGGCTCGATTGATAACCCTGTACCGTTTGGCTGAATCAGTGCCCTCAGTTTCTTTAGCAAAAGGATTCTGCCATCCAAGGGCAAAGGTGGCTACTTCATTCATAATTGAAACGAACGTCCCTTGAGTCTTTGGATCCTTACCAAACATCTCTACAATGCTATATTTTCTTTGCCCAAAAGCCAAATCAACAACATCTATTGGGACCAACATTCTATTACCACCCCAAGTAGATTCAATTTGTATTTTAGTTTTTGGCGGGAGCATTTGATAAATATCCCGATAACGCTCATTTTTAGAGAATGGAGATATTTCCACAAAAGATTCAGGTACCTGCTTGAACCCATATTCTTTATGATCATGTAGATCTTTGAGGGCTATGACCAGGTCAGAGTTTATGATCGGCGTGGTTTTTTTGCTCACAATTTGACTTGCCATAGATGCCAAGATCGCATCAAATTCAGAGAATTGTTGGAGCACATTATCTTTCGTATGCTCTGACATGACATAGCGCATCTGCGTCATTTTGCCATCAGTATCAAATTTTGGCACCAGCATATTAGTTGCTCCAGCCCGGGTGAAATTACGGGCACCGGGAAGTGCCATCTTTTTAAGGGTCTCACGGGTACTGGCCAACACAGCTTTATTATTTATATCGGCTGCAGCTGCTGCATATGCATTAACCGTATTACCAATTTGTTTCTGTAAATCATATTGACTGGTGCCGGCTGCTTTATTTCGTACATTGGAAGCAATCCCAGACTGCAAATCATTGACGGTACCAAGAGTAGATTTAAACATATAAATATCTTCTTGGATCGGATCACTTGGGTCCCGTTTAATTGGAGTGGCTTGCATCTTCCACCCTTTATATTCAAATTTTTCCTTATCAGCGAGAACTCCTTGAGTATATTCAATTCGAGAATTCAATATTTGTTTTGTATAGCCCTTCTGCATTAAATGAGGGTTACCATTAAATGAGTCTCTAAGTGCCTGCTCCTTTAATAAATTGTGGTTGGTAAATACATTTTCAATACTCTGAATATTTTCGTGCATCAAATTAACAAGGCTATTTTTATGGTCATTGCTTACATAGCGCAGTGCTGATAAAGAAGATAACTGATCAATTATATCCACAGCTTTTTTATATGCTGCGTCGTCTAAAGTATCAAAGTTGGGAGTCATACTCATTTTAGCTATATTGCTGGCATTCATCATTGGAACACCACCAGGTCGACCATCTGTGGTCACCATATAGTAGCCAAGATCATCTGCAGCTTTTTCAAAGAAATCTTTATGCTTCTTCAATGCAGGATCTATCATTATTTCCGTCAGCAACGATTGGATCTTAGCCTCTCGCAAGCTTTGATCTTCCAGGAACCCTACCACTGCCCTGGGAGAGGTCTTGGTCATCAGATCGCTTAAATCAGTTTTTAAGCCGGCTTTGGTAATAGCTGTCTTCTCGTCCGAATTAAGTTCTCGATCAAACCAAGTATTATTAACCTCTCTCATAATTGCTGCTGCTTCATTTGCTGCTGCATCGATCGCTCTGTTGCGCCGAGCCAATAAATTATGCAGAGGCTTCAGCCTTTCGGTAGTGCCCTTCATTTCAGTAACGATACTGGCTATCAAACCTTGCTCACTATCTTCATACCAATTTAAAACCAATCTCATTTTATGAGAGAGTATATTATTTAATTCTGGGAGTTGTTTTGTTTTACTAATTACTCTACCAAGCTGAGTTTTATTCATAGTTTTAACAGCTACATTTTTTATCTTCTCATCGACATCAACACTTATCGCAACTGCTTTATTTTCTAATCCTACAGCTGCTTTATAAATTGCTGTTTTTTGATGTGCCTGTACTTGAGCAAGAGCGACAACCAAATTGGTAACTTCCAGGTCAGCTCTTTTGGCATGTTTCTGTTTAAAAACAGTTTGCCCAATAATATCCATAATTCTTGAAAAAAGATTGACGATAGTTGTTTGGATATTTTTCTCAAAAATTCCATTAAGGGCTTTATGCGCTTTTATGGTTCTATCAGGAATAACCAACTTGCCAAGTTCTCTTCGGAAATTTTCATTGGTCATGCCGAAAGTGAGAAATTCATCTATCCCTTTATGGGTCCCATCTTTCTCTGTTTCTGCTTCAAATATATATTCCCACCGTTCTTTGGCAGCGGCTACTTCAAATTTATTTGCCGGATCGGTTATATCAGCATTTGGATCATTCATAAATACACGGAAAGCGTTATCTCCATATTGCCCAATAAAAGCTTTTTGAGCCAGATCATGGAGGTTGTAGGCTTGATGCCGTATATGAGTTGAACCTCTTAATCCAGCATACATAATATGGTGAATCATCTCGTGAGAATAAACTTCAGCTGCTGACATCCGGATCTGCTGTGATAACATTCCTGGCCCAGGCTGAGGTTGCCTCTGGATCCATATTCTATTGCCCGTCTTCTCATCGATAGTGTAACGACCTGCAGTTTCCTTGTTAGTTTTATGGAAGGCCATAAATACTTCAACCGGACTCATAATTTTTTTGACAATGTCGTTCATGACGCCGGTTAAATATTTGATATGCTCCGGAGAGTCTTGGACACTGGTATGCTTTTCTTTTACATCCAGTTGAACTGTTGCTTCAAATTGCTCAGTTACATTTTTAGAGTCAATTTTTCCAGGTGCTGGGTAATCTCCCACCTGCACAGAGACATTTGAAATATTAGAGCTTCCATAACCACTATCAATAAGATTCTTTATACTCGAGGCAGTATAATCAGTATTTCTTTCATCTGTGAGGGTAATTCTATCTGGAATTAATCCAAACACTCTTTCAGGGGATGAGAGATTTTCATTAACATTAACACCAACACCGCCATTGGGATATTGCGCTACATGAGTGAGTGCATCCACTACAGTTCTTTTATTATTGGTGACCTGTTCAGCCATTGTATTGGCTCGATCAGTAATGTGTTTATCCATCTTTTTAAAGAATTCTGCTCTTTTCACCATCATTGCTTTGGTGCGTTTATCCGACTGCACATTTTCATAAGGAATATTATTGTTGATAAAAATATCTGTTGCTTGTTCATGAGTTATTTTCTTTTTCTCTTTTATGGATTTTATTTCAGTTTTTATATCACTTTCATTATACCCAAAAGCATATCCAATTAAATCAGTGGTGATAACTCTATCTTGTTTATACCGTTCGATAAGTTCATTGGTGGTAAGTTTGCTTTCTAACCTACTTGCCAGTAGCTCCTTTTCCATTTTGTTATGCATTTCAATAATAGCTGCACCAATGCTGTAATTATCAGCGACATCAAAAAATTTATTATTTGTGGTTTCTGCAACTGCACCACTGTCGGCAATCCCATGAGGGAAACCATCGTGAGCATTCACAACATCTTGATCTTTAGACATGAGGTTATTGGCCACAGTGGCATCAATCATTTGGATCAGTCGAACCATAGCTGATGCACCCGGGTCTTTCAGATAAGGGATAGAGGCCACATGACCCTTATTCTTAGAAATAGTGCCTGTAACATATTGTTGGGTAACTTTCGATGTGGCGGAACTATCTCTTACTGTTTTGCCATCAATTTTTTGTTTCCCAGGCACAGCTAAAGTAATATAACTCTCGTCACCTTTTTTATAAAATGGGGTTTTTACTCGAGGAACCAAGTGATCAATAGATGCAAGTATTTCATCTAATTGCGCTATGGTTAATCGTCCAACATCTTTTTTCTCACTGGAAGTATTATTGGCAAGGGCTGCTTCTACTTTTTGTTTGAGCACCATGTTGTAAATAGTGACTGAACGCTGAATCAAAGTATTGAAAGGTTTTTTAGCTTTGATAATTGACCCATAAACTTCATCTACAGCTTCTGCCATTGCGAGGCCATAAGTAAAAGTCGTGGCTTTATTAATTGATTCAATTTCTTCATTACTCAGCTTAAACTTTTTAATTTTACCAATATCAAGATTCCCTGCTGGGTCTCTAAAATTATCAATATCAGTATATTCTTCATTCTGAGAAAGTGTAGCTGTAGCCTTCATTACTCGGGAGAACTCAGCTTCAACAACTTCTTTAGCTTTGTTATCCGAGATCATTTTAATTACTTTTTCTATACTGCCGTAGATACCATCATTGATTACATTTGCTACAGTAAAAATTTCTTTCTGTTTGGCCATGCCAGCACTATAAATTGTCTGCATAGTTCTTGGCTTAGCCAGATCCCGAATAATTTTATTTACGACACCGTCTTTATCTGTAAATTTACCTAAAATTTGCTCAAGAGCTACAGCATTATTATAGTTTTGCTCTGCTTTCCAATCGTCATCCACTCTCCAATTTTCTTTTTGTACTTCTACATTTAAAGCCCATTGATGTGCCATGCGTTGGTAGGCATCATTGAGATTATACTTTGCCAAAAGCTCATCTAAATTAACAACTGATTCCCCAGTTATTGGGTCTAGTGGATTGATACTCATACCTCCCATTGCTAACGACGCAAGCACAGCTTGCTTGTCAGCACTGTCCGGTATGAGCTGCAGGATACCGATGATTGGGCCATTACTTACACCATCGACCTCTTTATACATATCAGTTGTAAAGTCACCTTTACTGGGTGATTCATTATCCACATGATTCAAGTACCGAGCATATTCAATTAAACCTTTAAGACTGTGAGTTTTTTCTCCACCAACTTCAACACCATCTGCGATAATACTTTGCATCTCAGACGGTATTTCTGCTTTTCTGTTTTGAGTAGCATGTTCACGCAAATAAGATATTGCAGAAGCTATTGCCTGATAATCATCATTTTTTGGGTTGGTGAGTAAGTCTTCCAATAAATTTAATTGCTTATCAACTCCGCCAACTTTCCCAGATTCAATTCCAAACGACAAAGCTATTGCTTCAAGAAATGATCTCTCAATCCCAGTTTTATTTATGAAGGCATTATTGGGTGTGGTTGCAAATGCAGTTTTCCACGAGGAAGGCGAAAATAAATTCCTATGCATCTTTGAATTTTGAGGATTAATATCCCCAGTCTGATTCATGCGATGATTACTTTGAAATTTATTTCCGATGTAAAATACAGTCTCAAAAAGTTTTTCAGACTGTTCCTGCCAAGCGAGGAGATTCTCATACTCTCTTAGTAATCCAAGGTTGACACCTTCAATATTATCCTTACGAATATCCAGTTTGAACTCGTCGGTTTGATGACCAATAATTCTGTCCCTGGCGGGTTTATCCAAGAGGTCAAATACGTCCATGGTTGTACGACTTGGCTCGATCGGTATGTTACTATACTTTTCAAGATTACGTGCCTGCTCCTTGCTGCTCAGGTCGTTGGTCCTGCCAATACGCATTCTCTTTGGATAGGTAAATTTCTTAAAAGAAAAATTTCTTTCATCAGGAGTACTGTCGAACAATTTATGAAAAGCATTTGGTGCAGCTTTCATAAGTTCTTCAGCATGTCGCATCTTTTCAGGAGTTGCTGGATACTTTTTATTATATTTATTCCTGGCCTTGCTATCCAATTTCATAAATTTTATGGTGCCGGTACCTTCCCGGGTCGTGTCACCTTTTGGGTCGTAAAATACTTGATATTTTTCTAATCCATGACCATTCTTTAAACCTTCCAAGCCAAATTCGCCGTCATTGATTTCATAAACCGGTGGCTTCTTTTTTAATTTGATAGCCTCAGCGGCTTCTTTTTCTCTTCGTAAAATTTCAGTATCAGATAAAAATCCAGAATATAGCTCTTGGCGCTGTAAAAGCCCTTGATATTCCATGGCTCCAATTGCCAAAAAACCGAGGGACAATTCCAATCTTTCCCCGGCCTGAAAATCAGAGTCCTTTGTGGGTTCGATAGACATACGATCAAGAATGGTTCTGCCCAGCTGCTTCGCCAGATCCTCAGAGTTAACCCCAAGACCCTTTAAAAGATTATATGCATTGGCTGAGATTGTCTCTTCTTTCTCAATATCGAAAAGAGTGCGTAAGGATTGATCAGTTTGTCGGAGGGCTCTGTGCCCTTCAGTATGTAACCATTCATACGCCGTAGCCCCTATAGCAGCCTTGACCATTGGATCCAGCTTGGTGGTTTTGTCGGTTCCATCATAAGTTACTCCAAGAACCTTATTCAGATCATCTTCGTCTCTCTTCGGTAAATATTGAACCATATCTTCAAAACGATAAAATCGATTCTCTTTGATATTGAAAATGCTTTCAATACTTTGGCCAAAACGCTGATTAAAATTTTTCTGAAAATCTTCGTACACTGCAGCCTCTTCCGGACTCACCCCATTTTTTATAAGGTTCTTGCTGGTGAGTGCTTTACCGACATTTCCGTGCCGCTGTACAAGATTTTTAAATAATTTTTTCAGTGATTTGGTAGAAAAAGTATTCAGCTCATTATTTACATCTTCAGGGTTATTTGTATAAGCACGAGCGGCAGAAGCATTTATTCCCTGCTGTAGGTAATCCCCAACATTTTCTTTATGCTGCTTGGTAATAGGCTTTCTACTTTTAACCAATGTATCAATGTGCTCTTCAAGAGCAGCAACCATTTTAACTTTACGATTCTTGTTGGCTAATTGAAGGATGTGTTCAGGTATCCGGCCTTTGAATTCCTCAGCGTGGATATTAATGCATTTGTTTAAGGATGTTGCTGTGGACATAATAAGCCTCTATGAGATGTTTACATATTTGATGGTGTTTCCCAGTGGGGTAGGTCATAAAAATTTTGATCATTAAGAATATAGTCACTGTCCCAGTCAGATCCAGAAATAATTTCGATCTTCATCTGAGAGGCTACACCACGAACAAAACCAATAAAATTATAAAATCGAATTTTGTCATTCCAATCGATCGGAAAAGGAACAACATCAGCGGCATTACTAACCAGTTCGCCTGGCACAGCTTGGTGTGCACTTAAAATGGAAATGCCATCACAATTGGTAATTATAGGCCCGGGCATGGTTCTTCCCTGAGCATAAAGTAATTGTTGTTCTGCTTGTAATCTTCGACCAGAAACAACCGAACAATCAATATATTTAACAACTTCCTCAAACAGGAGGATCAATTGTTTATTCTTGGTTGAGTATAAATTCTCTTTAGATGTTTTGCCAAATGCTGGCATAATAATTATCCTCGAATACAGGCTATAATATTTCGTGCTTCTTCTATTTGAGTATT